TTTCCCCCGCAAAAGCGGGGGATTACTTTACATCCCCGCCAAATCGCGGAATCTTTCAGGCATATTCCACGAATCAAATGTTCCCGACAAATCTTCTTCAAGAATTTCTTCCCCTGCCTGAAATTTGGCAAGAACAACGGAATCAAACAAGCAATCATTGTGAATAATCGTTTGCCGACCCACCGCTGAAGAAGGGTCTTCGTTCGTCACTTGAATTTCAAAAGGAACTAATACGCCTGTTTTTTGGTATTCATCAGCAACGGCGCGGATGTGTGACTGGTTATAATGCGCCGTACCGCTCCAAGTGCCTTTACCACCCGCCGCTTTATGCCCCATGCCAACCTTCCCCAAAATGGGAACGTCTGAAATGTTGATTTCCCATTTGGATTCAAATTCGGTCAGGTTCATAAAGTTCAACCGCCGCCCATTGATTGTGACAAAGCACGTTGCAAGGCTTCCGTATACTGCATCCTTCGCGTTCATAATTGGATTGTTCAAACTTTACACCCCTTCCTTTACGCCACGGTTACAGTCATGTACAGTTGTTCCATTGCGTTCACAACTGTAATGATGTCGTTTACAACCACGGCTTTCTTTGTGTTTCCCTGCATCACCTGAACGTCATCGCCGCTGAAGTTTTCAATCGCTCGAATCGTCTGAAGCTGTTCATGGTGTCTAACAACGTCAGCCCACAAACTGATTCGACCATCGGCATCATTCGGAACAACGCCCAAATACTTTGTGTTGAACACAACAGCAATATCATTGGCGATTTGGTCAATGACCCTGATAGTTTGGTTTTGCTTGAAATCATCGCCTTTTTCAAGCGTTGTGTTGACAAGGCTGTTGATGTCAGCAAGAACCCGAACATCAGAATTGCCTACACGATGGAAGGCGAACTTGCCGCCCTGAATGGCGCGTTCAAGCTGAAGTTGCGTGTGGTTCACATCAAAAGTGAATTCCCCGTTGTATATCCTGTTTACGGCTGATTGATTGACGTTTGTTCCCGCCGCAACGCCAGTTGTCCACCATACGCCGCCCCACGCATCTTCACCATCACCGATGCAAGGATTCAGAATGTCGATAACGCCTTCAAAATCCGTGTTCGCATCAGGATTAAAATTCACGCATTGGAATTTCACACCCTGTTCATCGCGCATCCTGCGCGTGAATGCGGCGAATAAGCCCTTGATGGTTGTGTCATCCGTGGGGCATCCAATAGCGTTGAAAGAAAACCCTTCAATCTTGTTCAGATATGATTGATAATCGGCATTCGTGACCGTGGGATTTGTCCCCCCTTCAAGCGGCGTTCCCGCCGATACGACAAGGGTTGAATCAGTTATCCAATCAACATACGCATTGTTGACCAATTCCGTTGCATTTGTCACCGTCTGTTGGTCAACAAGCGTGGTATCAAGGAACAGGGAAACGTCAAACTTTGTCGGTTCATCAACATTCGCCGCAATGACCACATTCAGCTTGTTCCCCCGTACACCCGCAAATTTTGCCTTTGCGAATGTGTTTTGTGCTTTCACGCCGCCTGTTCCAAGCCTGAAGATATACGCAACCTTGATGTTCTTGAAAAGGTCACGCAAGCCTTTCAATTCAGGTGCTGTGAAATCATGCCCGAAAAGATTCATGCTGTTTTTCTGAAAATCGCTTGTGGCAACTTCCATGACCGAATCCAGTTCCCCCCAATCGCTGATTATGGGAACTGTGGCAATGCCACGGTCTGAAAGTGTTGCCGTTGCCCGTGCTAATGAAACGAAATTGATGTAAGCACCAGGCAATATTTTGTTCTGTGTAAGCCATGTACCGCCGCCAAGTGCCATTTTAGTTCACCTTTCCTTTCATAAACTTTCCAATCAGGCGGTCAACGGCGGCATGGGAATATTGCTTGTCATCGTCAAGCAACGCCATCAGAACATCCCGCCTGTGACTGTACCAGTTGGATTTCAAAAGCTGTTCTTTGCTGAACTTTGGAACGCTTTCATCTTCTTCAGGTTCGGCTTCGGGTTCATCCTCGACCAAACAATCACATTCCAAAGCGGCTTCGTCACCGTTGTCATCGTCTGTTTTCACATCAGCGTCACCGTTGACTTCGCCGCCTGTTCCATCATCGGGAATTTTGCACCCCTTTTCCAAAATCAAAGCAATCAGTTCTTCGTTTTTGATGTTCTTGTCAGCTTTGATTTCGTTCGATTTTGCTATTTCAAGCAACTGCGTTTTGTTCATGTCTTTCAACATGGTTTCCGTATACGCATTTTCCATTGAAAAAACCGTCCTTTCATTGTGTTGTTATGTTCGGAACTTCAAGAACTTCCATTGACGTTTGTTCTTCTACGAAAATAACAAACATATCGTAATTGACAAAAAAGTTCAGAACGCCGTCAACCAGTTCCCCGCGCATCCGAATACCACGCTGTAAATTGCCGTCAACCGTTATGTATTCAAGGGCAATATATAAATCATCTTGCATCTTGTAACATTCGGCTTTTGGCTTATCAGTTGCGGGGAAATACTGAATCACAAACAGATTTTCCCTAAAGAACCGCTTGTTCAATACCCGTGTGTTCATGGGGTTCACAAGCTGAATAAAAAAGCAAGGTTCTTTCAAACCCTGCTTCACGGATTCAATATAAATCTTGTAACCGTCACCGAATGATTCATTCAGTTTTTCGCTAATCCCATTAACAATTTTATCAAGCATTGAACGCATCCCCTAAAAATTTCTTGAACTTGTTTTCCAGTATTCGCGGCGCATCCGCTTCAAGTTCTTGTTCGGATATAGTCAGCATGAACCGCCCTTCAACCCAACCCTGATGATTTCGGGTTCGGTGTCCAAACTCAACATATGAAGCGTATTCCGTGGGGTTTATAACTTCAATCGTGAAGCCATTGTCCGTTTTCTTGACTTCGCCAATCGTCCACCCACGGCGCAAAGTGCCGCCCTTTTTCCCCGTTGACTTTGGATAAATCCCAACGGGGGTTCTTTTTATCACCTTCCGCAACAATCGGGCGGCAAGTTCCTTGATTGCGGCTTCGCTGAACTTGTCAATTTCACTTTTGTTCAGTTTGTTCAACTGTTCAGTGAACTTTTCAAGCCCTTTGAAATTAACTTTCACGTTTGATTTTGACATTATGCGTAATCCTCGAACGGAATCAGCGGGATTTCCTGATGATGCGTGAAAATCCCCGCCTTTCCGCTTTGCGCGAATTCAAAAACATTGCCTGTGTGTTGCTTGACAATAATCTTTGACCCCGCTTTTATCACGATGCCTTCATCAATAAACAATTTTGCCGTCTGAACCAAAACGGCGGCTGAATCCGTCTGATTCACGGGTTGAAGCCTTTCAAATGACAGTTTACAAAGTTCATCTTCTAAAACCGTGACTTCTTCGTGACTTGTGGATTTGTTTTCTTCCTGATGTTCCTGATATTCAATGACTGAACAAGCATCCTTCCATAAAAGGCGAATAGCCGTCTTTACGTCCATTTCAACCGCCTGTATGTTGCGAATTGCGCCCTGTCAATGTTCATCAGGTATTTAATCAGGAAATCCAACCGCTGTTCATTACTTTGCAAGTTGTCAACGGCAAACACAACATTTGTGTCACCTGATTGTGTTTGTTTCAAACCCGCTGAATTCAAATCCACATTGAACCCATCCAACTGTCCGCTTCCTTTTTTAGCCAAAAGAAATTCGCCACAAACCATGTCAACCGCAACCTGATTCAGCCCTTCAGGGATTGCGGTCACGTTGCATTCGTTCTTGATGGTATTCGTCACTTTGTCGATGATAAACTCCACCATCCACTTGTCAGCAACGTCATCAAAGGCGTAACCTAATGATTCAAGGCGTTTTTTCACGTCCTCATACATTAAATCACCCCTTCTTCGCGTAAACTTTCAAGATATACCGTATATTTGCTGAAGTTCCTGCTTGCGCGGCGTTTGGTTGTGCAACGCAAATTGTAAAATTGTCATCAGAATTTATAATGTTCCGAATCCCTGAAAGTCCAATTTGCGGTGACAATGTTCCAACGCTTGCCGCATCAACTTGAGCATTCGGCGTATTAGAAACAATGATAATCCCATATGTTCCCGCAATTTTTGGATGAACAGTAACCACTTTTTTTGCGTTGTCCGTATCAAAAGGATGTATTTGCCCCCTGAAGCCGAAAATTGCAGATAGAAAACCTTCTGCATATGCCGATAATGTCACTAACCCGCTGATGATTGTGCCATCACCCTTTTTTAGTTTCGGCAAAAGGAACGCATTTGCCCCCGCCGATGCTGATGTTGTTCCCGCCAACGCCGACAAGATAACCTCATATTCAGTTGCATCTTCGATGACAACACCTGTGTCAAGCGGCTGTGACCAACTTGAATCAAATTTGAATTCTTGTTCAAAAACCTTTTCCCAAGAACCGCTTGAATCACCTGAATTTTGAAGTATGCTATCCCGCACGTTTTTAATGCTTGATGTCAGTTCGCCATCCCATGTGCTTTCAAGTTCCCACGCCCCACTTTCCGCAAGCGTCAAAACGGGAAACTGCCCTGCGGCGTTCCGCTCAAAAACTTTGACGCTTGCGGGGCGAGTTGTTTGGGGCATTTCAGCCAATGTGTCAGCGTACCAAAAACCATCAAGAGGATTGAAAAATTTCATATCCGTTTACCCCCTTGAAATAATCCTCGCAATCGGAATGGCTTTATGCGGGATATACTTCCCGTTGCCGTCATTAACAAGCGTCCAGTTATCCGCATTTTCAAGTTCCGCTTTCGTGGGGGAATTTGAAGCCATATCGGATTTTGTGAAGCTGATGCCATACGGCGCGAACACTTTTCTTTGGCGGCTGTAAAGCGTTGTTTGACCGCCGTTAGTTTTCGGGTCACGATTCATTTCAAAGGGAACTTCCGCGCCGATGTTCTCATAATCGAACGCGCCGTTGCCTAAAATGTAGGTTGTGTATTTGTTGTACCCGTCACCCGCATCAGGCGCGGATTCAGGAACTTCGATGAAAGGCATGAAATCATCAATCAGCACAATGCGCCCGTTCCATGTACCCATCGCCAAATCCCTTTGAATGCCGTTCGGGTCTGTGTACTTCAGGCGTTCCATCAGGTTCAGGTTTTCAAGGTTCGTGGAAATCGTGCTGTGCATGATGACGATGCTGAAGATGCCCTTTTTGTCACCGCTTGCTTGCTGAATCGCGCTGTTCAGGGTTGTCGCGCCTACAAGGGAAGCCGAACCCGCACCATTTGAAATATCAAAGGTGTGCTTTTGAACAAATTCATCATTTGCCGCATTTGCGGTCATGCTGAAAATACCGTTCAGAACCGCAATCAACGTGTCCTGGTCAATATCTTCCCAGTATTCGGAAACTTGCCGCGCCACGTTCGACATGAACCCTGCGCCGCCAGTAATATCTTCCGAAAAATCATGCGTTTCGTCATATTCAACAGGGGTTATCATTACTCCCGTAATATCATTTACGCCGGTAAGTTTAATTTTTTCCTTAAAATCGAATAAGCCCCATTTATTACCGCTTTTTACTTTGGCAAGTTCATATTGAGCCAAAACCGTAATACGAACGGTGCGCGATCTGCTGTTTTTACCGCCTGTTCTGACAGTATAGGAAATTTCCTTTTTTCTTTTGTATAAAAAAAGTTCAATTTCGTCATATTCCGCAGGTACCGCAAATTCACCTTTCTTATTTATAAGGCCGTAGCGGTTATTGAGTTTTACCTTGGCAAGTCCGGTTCCTCCAAATTGATATACATCATCATATTCAACAGGAACCATAACTTCATCATTCGCGTTGACCACACCCCGCCTGCCATTTATTGTAACCTTGGCCGCCTGCAAATAATGTTCAAACGTATTACCTTCCTTATTATCATAGGAAAGATACGCGAAATTCCCGGCCTCGTCATATTTTGCCGGAATTACTTCCACACCCAGTTCGTTAATAAACCCGTATTGAGTATCAAGTTTTATCTTTATGAGCGCGCAAAGCGGATCAGGCATACCAAGTTCGTTTATTCCGGTTGTAAAACCGTCTATTTCATCATATTTAATACGGGTTATTTCCCTGCCGCTGTTATCAACATACCCGTATTTGCCGTTTAATTTTACCCTGATATATTTTCCGG